CACCGCCTTCCGGCTTGGGTTCGGCCTTACCAGCCGACCTGCCGGCGCTGGGCAGACCTTCGACGCGTTTGAGTTCGCCTTCGATGTGGCCGTAGCCGGAAGCGAAACCGGCGATGCCGACCAGTGGATCGCCAACCTGCGCCACCCACACGACCTGATACGTGTAGGTGGTGACCGGGTCGATGACGTAGTACTGGTGGTCGATGTCGCAGGGGTCGCCGATGATGCGGTACTGGGTGATGCCCTGGGTGCCGGCGCCGTTTTCGACGCTGCCGGGCAACGGTTCGATGACGGCGTTGATGAGCACGAACGCCGGATCCCACGGCGGCACCGGGGGCTCCCACGGGTCGCCGGTGTTGTCGGCCCACTTGTGGACTTCCACCTGATGGGTGGGGGTGGGGACGCCGGTCGCCATCGTTGGCGTGAGGTAGTTGTAGGTGGTCACGGCGCCCCCTCAGGTGTCAGGCGCGACGTCCCCGCTTGGCCGGCTTCTTGGTGTCTTCCTCGTCCTCGTCGGCTGCGGCGCGGTGGGCCTTGACCTTCTCGACCTTGTCGTGCCAGCCGAAGCGTTCGACCTTCTCGGCGGGGATGACGTCGCCGGGGTTGTGGGCGCGGGCGAGTCCGATGAACAGCGGCTCCTTGGCCACGTAATCGCTCATTGCTGGTTCTCCTTACGGAAGTCGGTACGGGTCCAGGAGCCGGGTTTCCAGTGGGCTCAGGGCGCCGGCGTCGGCGTAGCGGCGGCGTACGGTGCCGGATTGGGCTTCGATGAGCCGCGGCCCCGGGTTGAGGTATTCCCGGGCGGCGATGGACAGCGCCACCAGCGCGGGTCCTCCGGGCCGGGCGGCGTAGCCGTGGTCGTAGTCGACGACGATGTTGCGTTGCCCGCAGGTCCATCCGGCGTCGCGGTAGACGAGTCCCACCACGGACCACGTGTAGGCGGTGGGGTCGGCCACTACGTCCAGCAGCGTGCCGTCGAGGGTGATGCTGTTGATGTTGGCCACGCACATGGTGGGCAGCTTCAGGAGCTGGGTGCCGTCGCCGTCGCCGGTGATAATGTCGCCGGCGAGTACGGGGTAGACGTACCAGCCGCAGTATTCGCGCACGACGCTGTTGCCCAGTTCGACGGCGAGTATCGCCGCGTCGTCGGCGGACAGGTCGCCGAGGTGCAGGTAGTGCGCCAAGTCGTCTAGGTCAATCATTGGTGCGCCTGCCCCTCATAGCGCAGGGCCCGCACCGTGGTTCAGTGCGGGCCCTGGTGGTTCGGTTGGGTTACTTGTCGTCGCCGTCGTCTTCAGCGCCGTCGTCGGGCACCGGCTCGCCGGGGCCAGGGGCGGGCGTGGATGGGGTTGGCTGCTCGACGGGTTCGTCGTTGCGCCGGGTGCGGCCTGGACGTCCGCGTTCACCGGTGTCGCCGGACTCGTCCACGTAGTGGCTCACTTGTCCTCCCCGTATCGGGCCTTGTTGTCGGGTGTGCGGGCCTTGCCGGTGGTGGGCTGGCTGCGGTCCTTGGCCTTCTTAGTGGCGTAGCCATCGGGCGCGTCTTCCCAGCCCTGCTCTTTGTATTCCTCTTCGGTCATCTGAATGGTGGTGGGGACGCCATTGAGCATGACGTCGTATTCCTTTAGCTCCGGGGGCTTATCGCGTTGCTCAGCCATCCGTCGTGTCCTTTCACTTGCGGTAGGTGTGTCGACTGCGCGTGTGGTTGTTCGCGGGCCGCAGTTGTGGCCGATAGGCCCACTCAAACAGATAGGGCAGCGCCTACCGTCCGTAACAATCACGTAAGGGTGATCTTGCAGAAGGCCGGCGGACGAAGCACCGCAAATGCCGCACGAAGCTCCGAAAGGATGGCCACCAAGTTGCGAACGAAGAAATCGGCGTGACTGTCTGTGATCTGGATCGAGGCCTGCTCGCGGTCCCACAAGACCGCCTGACGCCAATCGGCGCAGTAGGCGATACCGGCCGGCAAAGCCTCGGATTCGACAACCGGAAGGCCCCACAGCGTTTGCGGACCCATAGCGAACGGTCCATTCCCATAGAACCGCTGCTGGGTGTCGCGCAGCAATTCAATCTTTTCCCAGTCGATGGGGTTGAACGCGTATGCCGTGGGGATGGTGCGCCCACCGATCTGCACCTTGCGCCGAGCGCGCCGGCACGCTTCCACGCCGGTGATGGCGCTACCGACGCCGGTGTCGGTCTGCAGGCCGGAAGTGTTGTTCAGGCCCAGGAAGTTCTCACCGACGCCATCACCGGTGATGATTTGGTTCTCCAGCGCCAGCTCTACGCCATATGTGAGGAAGTTATCAATCAGCGTACGGATCTGCGCGGCGTCCGACAGTGCCCGCTTGGTGGCGGCGAGCCAGTGGGCGATCGTCTTGACGGTGGTGGAGTCCTTGAGGAAGTCCATGTCCGACTGCGGCTTGAGACCGGCCTGTACGGGCGTGACGATGGGCGCGGTAGCGCTGATCGGGCCATCGGTGACAGCTTCCGGGACCGGTGCGGCGTTGTTGGTAACCGACACCAGCCGGACAAACTCGATGGCATCCGAGGTTGTCGACCCGTTGGTGACCAACTGCCGGATCGTCAGCGGCCGGGTGTAGTACGGGTCGAGCAGTCCGCGGTAGTCGGACTGGACCAGACCACCAGCGCTGGTGTCGTCGACGCCGGTCGTCAGAGCCTTGAAACCAAACGGCTGGCCCTGGACGTGGATGCTGTCGCTAAACACGCCACCGGGTGCCGACTTGACCATGGCCTGCCACTCGGGCGACTCAACGAAGCGCTGCCCGATGGACTTACGACCCCGGCCGTTGCCCTGCTGCTCCGGCTCGCGGGACTTGGTTTCGGTGGTCCACACGCCGTCGACGGCCTCGGCGTCCAGGGTGCCCAGGTCCGCGGACAGTTCGGCGAGCTGGGACTTGCGGTCGGCGAAGCCCATCAACGTCTTCTTGGCGTCGGCGGCCTTCTGGAAGTGGGCGGTGAACTCGGCCTGTTCGCCTTCGCTCAGCTCGCGGTTTTCGGCGATGGCCCGGTCGGCGATGGCGCGGGCGGTTTTCGCGGCATCCTCAATCGCGGCCTTGAGTGCGTGACTCATGCGGGGTTGTCCTTGTCTGCTCAGAGAGACCAGTAGCTGGCCTCGTCGGTCCCTAAATCGGCGACCAGCAGGTCGCACTCGGCCTTGGCCTTGGCCGCGGCAGGCCAGCACTTACGCGCGTCATCGGCCTGGGGTGGTTGTTCGTCGGGCGGTGCACTGCGGGTGCCCAGCAGTTCGGTGCTGGTGTTGGAACCGAGCTGGGTGGGGGAGACCTCGAAGAACGACATCTCGTTGACTTCCCGCACTTCGGGGCCTTTGGTGGCGCCACCGGGCGGAATCTCGTAGCCGTACGAAAACTGGGTGGTGCGCCGGGCTTTCAGAACCCGCAGCGCATGCCGGGCCACATCGGAGGCGTCGTCACCGGTGTCGATGCGGGCTTTCACCCACAGACCACCGTTGGCTTTGATCTTCTCGTCGGCCCAGTCGGGGATGCGGGCGTCGCCGGGGGAGATTTCGGCCATGTCAACAACGGCACCGATGTTGAACCGGGGATCATCACCGCGGTGGTGCCACAGCACGGGCATCGTGTCCTGCCCGGACTTCCACCGCTCGATGCTCTTTTTGAACGCTCCGGGTTTGACCACATCGTTGTCGTAGTCGCGGATGTTGAACACGCTGACGATGGCCTCGAACTCGCCGGCATCAACCTCGGCGCCGGAGCCGAACTCGCCGGCGGTCTTGGTCAATGCCGCTGGTGCGTTTTTGTACTTCACAGCAGCATCTCCTCGATGTTTCGTGCCGCGAGGTCGACCGGTGCACCGGATGCCAGCGACCGGGCCTTGCCGGGGTTGGGTAGCGGTAGCTGCCCGTTGGATGCGGCGTTGTTGGGGTGATCCGGTGCGGTGTCGGTGGGCCCGGCCAGCCCGCCTTGGGTGACGTTCATGGGCACGATCAGCTCGTCGGTGCCTTCCAGGAACGGCAGGTTGAGCCGGGAGCGCCCTTCCGCGACGGTCATGACGGGCCCGCCGACCAGCGCCTGCATCGCCGCGGCCTGTTCCTCGAATGAGCCGCGCAGCTTTTCGGCGAGGTTGAACTCGCAGTATTTGCTGCCGTCGTATGCGCCGGGGTCCAGGTCGATGAGGACTTGGTTTTCGATGTCCTGGCTCAGTTGCGTCAGCCGGGGTCCGAGTCCGTCCTGGTAGAGGATGCGGTGGAACGCCGGCACCGACGTCTGGCTGGCGCCGCCGGACATGTAGCCGAGCATGATGGGGTTGATGTGGTACGCCATGGCGGCTTCGGTTCCGGTGAGCTGCCGCGCTTCGATGTACTGCGCATCCTTTGGGGACACACCGGCGTTGATGAAGTCCATGCCCTCTTCGAGGATGGGTGTCCCGCCGGACTGCGGACCGTCGCCGGTGTACTGGTTCTTCCAGTCGGCGGTGAACCGGTCCCGGGCCTGGTCGGACCAGTTGGGGGCTTCCATGGGTCGTTTGATGTAGCCGGCGACCCGGGCGCCGTTGCGCCACATCTGCTCCCGGAATGTGGATGCCGCATAGTCTTCGGCGAGCACCTGGCGCAGCGTCTCGATGGGACTGGTGCCGGAGCGGGTGTCGATCGGCGAGTAGCCGTGGAAGTGGACTACTTCTTCGGCGGCGAAGTCGCGGTAGCCGGCGTTGCCGGTGAAGCGGTAGGCGGTGGGGCTGATCCAGTCGGTGCCGACCGGATCCATGTAGCGCCGCGGCACGGGCAGCAGTCCGTACTGGCCGGGCCCGAAGGTGAGCTTGAGCCAGTACGCCTCGTCGAAGATGCCCAGCTCGTGCAGCGTCCAGTCGAGCAGCCGGTACTTGGTCCACTTGCTGCCCGGCACCGGCAGCGGATGCTCCAGCAGTTGCGTCAGCGGATGGTTGAGTGCCTTGGATCTGTCTTCACCGTTTTTCTCGTAGACGTCCAGCCCGAGTTGCGCGATGTTGCGGGCGATGAAGTCGACGACGGTTCGCACAGCCGGCTGCCGCTTGTAGATCTCTTCGTAGCTGGCGTAGACGTCGGGTGCTAGTCGGATCGTGGCGTAGGGCGGGTTTGACCATCTCCACTGGGAGGCCGCCTGTTCGATGGCTTGCACCTTGCCGGAGGTGATGACGAAAGACATGGGCTATCCGCCTCTCGGTGCGGCGGCCTGGATGAAGACGACACGTTCGCGTTCGACGTAAATTTCGCCGTCCATGACCCGTGGCCGCCCGGCACCTTCGAGCAGTTCCGCGTCGGCGAGCACGAGCCAGTCGCCGACGCTGCGCAGCAGGATGCCGTTGATGGCGCGGTCGTTGGTGAGGTTGAGTAGCACGCGTTGTTTGACCGGCAACACCCGGCGCCACATCACGGGGCACCGGGCGTTGCGTCGTCGTCGGCGTCGGGTTGTTCACCGAGCTGGACTTGGCCGTGGTGGTCGGTGTCGATCCGCAGCATCCGCAGGCCGGCCTCGTTGCCCATGAGCAATTCGGTGAGGTGGTGCAGTAGCCACCCTTCGCACATGGCGTCTGGGCTGTGCCCGTGTGCTGTGACCGACCAGGACACGTTGCCTCCTACACGACCATGAGCTTGTTCTTCTCGTAGGGGCTGATGCGTCCCCGCTTGGCGCGTGCGGCCCGCAGCCCGTTGGCGGCCATGGCGAGGGTGGGTACGGCGTCGATGCGGGTCCGGTCGGTGCTGCGGTCGGGTTTGACCGGGCGCAGCAAGTTCGCGTCGTACGGCGCGCGTTTGACTTGCACGTTGCCGAAGCAGAACTTGGCGACGGGGTTGCCGTGGTGCGCGAGGCGCTGCTCTTTGCACAGGGCCATCACGTCGTCCATGCCTGCGCTGAGCCTGTCGTAGGTGTTGCGGTAGGCGGTGACTTCACCGCGGTCGATAGACAGTCCGCAGGCGTCGGCTACGTTGGCGATGATCGGCCACATTGACCACTCGTCGGCGTCAACGCTGGCGACGGCGAAGTCGGCAGCATCAATTTTGATGTCGGCGATAACGCGTTCGTAGTCCAGGACGCTGCCTTCTGTCACCGTTATCCACCCTTGCCGGGCCCACATGCTGAACCGGTTGGAGTGGAACTTGTCGAGCTTTTCGAGGCCGTCTTCGGGTATCCAAAACCGCCACAACGCGTGCACCGGGTCGTCGTCCTCATCACCGGGGATCAGCAGGCCCCATGCGGTGAGGTCGAACTTCGCGGCGAGGTCCAGTCCTGCGTAGGCGGTGCGCTTGAGCAGGTGCTTGCGGCCCCAGTCGGGTGTGGGCCACAGTCCGAGGTTGGGTTGGTCACCGACGTTGTTGTCCCAGATGTGCATGGGCATCCACCGCACCGACTGGCTGACCCACTGGTTGAGTCGGAATTGGCGGAACCCGTTTTCTTTCGCCGGATCGTTGCGGGCTTCCTGCGCTTCTTCGCGCAGCGATTCGATGGACAGGAAGTCCCCGAGCGCCGGGTTGGAGTGGTACCAGTTGGCCTCGTCCCACGGGTCCGCGTCGGCGGGCAGGGAGCGGATGTAGGCAAAGATGTGCGGCGCCCGTTTGGGGTCTTCCAGGATGCGGACCATCTCGTCGTGTTCGGCTTTCCCGAACGAGTTGGGGTCGTCGCCGGCGGTGGTGGCGGCGGCGAGCAGCGGCTGCAACCGGGCACCTTGGGCGGTGCGCAGCGCGGTCCACAGTCCGGCGTCGCGTTGGGCCAGCACCTCGTCCAAGATGGCGCCGTGCGGGTTGTGGCCGAGGTTGCCGGCGGAGTCGCCGGCGATGGTCTCAAAGCTGGAGGCAGTGTGTTCGTCGATGATCCGCCGGGGCAGTTTGTAGATTTTCAGGCGGCGCTGCAGGACCGGCGACAGTTCCACCATCCGCTTGGCGACGTCGAAGACTTTCGCGGCCTGGTCCCGGTCCCGGGCCCCGCCGAACACCTCGGATCCTTGTTCCCCGTCAGCGCAGAGCAGGTACAAGGCTATGGCGGCTAGCAGTTCGGAGTTGTGGGTGGGCGTCAATGAACGTCCGGCGAGGAACATGCCGGAGGAATGCTCGACGCTGATGCACGCCACGTTCCGTACGCCGACAGGTTCCACCGCGACGATCGCGTTGGTGTGCGATCGGGTGCGCCCGTTGGGTTCCTGCAGTCGCTGGGTGTGGCGCGCAAGCCGGAACGGCGAGCGGTCCCGCCATGCCGTCCAGCACACCCGCCACTTCGGTCCGCAGTCGCGGCCGTTGAGCATTGCCCGGCCAGGACGGATAGTCGCTTTCCAGCCCAGCGAGCGGGCCAGCTCAAGAACGCTGTTCGCCAAGCCTTCGTTGACGGATGTGAACTCGACACGCCGCGCCCCGGTGTTGGCGTTCAGGGTGACATGACCGTCGCTGTCCATGAGGCCACGCAGCAGGTCAAGCCGCTGCGCCGCGGAAGCAAGCGCGTAGGCGTCGGGCACATGCTTGTCGTTGAGCACGCCGAGTAGTCGCAGCGGACGCACGAGACCACGGAACCCGCGCGTGACGGATCCGCCCTTGGGGTAGGCGTACGACGGAACGTAGCCAGCGTCGGCTACGGCTGCGAACACTTCCGGGTCGGGGCTGGTGATTTCGGCCCTGGAGGCGGTGCCGTCACCGAGCCAAACACCGAGGACGTACGGGTCGATGGGTAGGTCAACGGCGTCCCTGTCGATGGTGTCGGGCACGTCGATGGTGTAGCGCCGGTCGCCACGTCCACCGCAAGTCAGCGTTTCCGCGATTTCGACGGTGGTGGCGATGCGGGAGCCGCCGCCGCGACGGAGGCGCCGGTCGTTGACTAGCCACTTGTGGTCATCGGCAGCAACGATCTGCGCGCCGTCCGCAAAGCGCACCAGGAACGACGGCCGTTGGTGAACGTCGGACGCCCACTGAACGCGGGTTAGCGAGCCATCGGGGGCGTGCACGGTGTCGCCGGTACGTAG